GTATTGAAGAAAAAATAAAAAAATATAACGACATTTTGGCAAAAGAATACAGATATCAAGTTGACCAAAAATCATTAGTTGCAAAAATAGAAGCCTCTGAAGAAAAAATAAATGCAAACGTAGAAAATATTAAAAAATTTAAAGCTTTATCTGCAGAGCTAGAAGATTTTAATAGTGAAGATTTAATCATAAAAGAAAAAGAAATAAAAACAGAATTAAAAGAGAACAGCGAAAAGATAAACAATAGTAAGCATGAGCTGTTTAAAAATCAAAAAATGATTTTTGTACTAGAAGAAGAAATAATTTCTTTAGAAAAAGAAAAAGAAGAATACTCAAAATTAAACAAAGCGTATAAGCTTCATGATTTGTTTTCTCTAGCAGTTTCTAAAAAAGGAATTCCTACAATGCTTATTAATTCTTGTCTTCCTTTGATTAACAAAGAGATTTCTAGTATTCTTAGCGGTGTTACTAATTTTGAAATTGAAATTGATGAAGATGAAAAAGGAAATAACTTAAATGTCTTTATTGACTACGGAGACTCTAGGCGAGTAATTGAATGCGCTAGCGGCATGGAGAAGATGATGGCTTCTATTGCAATACGGGTTGCTCTAATTAATATATCTTCACTTCCAAAGTCTGATGTTTTTATAATAGATGAAGGTTTTGGTGCATTAGACTCTTCAAACATAGAAGCTTGTGGTAGATTACTAAGTAGTTTAAAAAAATATTTTAAGTCTATAATAATAATATCACATATCGACGGAATCAAAGATATTGTTGATAAAAATATTGAAATAAGCATCAAAGGTAAAGACTCATATGTTCGATTTGAATGAAGGATGGCAAAAAATTGATAATGAAACTGAAGAAAAAATACAAGGTATTGCAAGATTTGTCAGACCTGTTGTTTTTGATTTTTGTCCTATTAGTTGTAATTCTTGTAAACAGTCGATTGCAACAATTAAAGATGTTGAAATGATGAAAAAAGAAAAAGTTTGCGATCAATGCTATGAAATGTTTTATTATACAAATAAAGATAAATGGAACAAAGGATGGCGCCCTAAATTAAAAAGTGAAGATAATTAATATTTATCTCTATACAAAAGGTTAAAAACATGGAATACGATTTAATAATGAAACTTGGAAACTGCATTGATAATGTTTATAATAGCTATGCAGAGTCTAGTGATAGACGAACAGTTGCTAAAATTCAAGATGAGCATCTTGTTATTGAATATAGAACTATTCTAAGAGTTGCAAAAGATAATGAACTAGAAATGCAAATGGAATTAATTAAGTCAGAATCAAAACAAATGATCGAATCTAGACTTAGAACAATTAAAAGCTTTTTTAAAGAAGAGTCAGGAAAAGCTTTGAAAGCAAAAAAAGTTATGGACTTTGACAATATAGAAACTTTAACTGTAAGCCCTTACAGTCCAATTAGAACCTTAAAATACACATTCTCAGTAGGATATGAGGTTTCTTAAGGAATGGCACAAAGATTATCTAGAAACGGACAAATAAACGAAATCATAAAATGTGGTAAAGATCCGGTTTATTTTATGAACAGGTATCTTAAGATACAACATCCTGTTAGAGGCTTAATACCTTTTAAAACGTTTCCTTTTCAAGATGATTGTGTTAAAGAATTTAATGATCATAGATTCAATATAATTCTAAAATCAAGGCAATTAGGTTTATCAACATTAGCTGCTGCTTATGCAGTTTGGCAAGCAATATTCTATAAAGAAAAAAATATTCTTATTATTGCTACAAAACTTGCAGTTGCACAAAACTTTATAAGAAAAGTAAAGACTTATATGAAGTCTATGCCAAAATGGCTTCTAGTTCCAACTGTTACAGCAAATAATAAACAACAAGTTGAATTTTCAAACGGTTCACAAATAAAAGCAGTACCAACATCAGAAGACGCAGGACGTTCTGAAGCATTATCATTATTAATTGTTGACGAAGCTGCTTTTGTTAGAAACTTTGATGAATTATGGATGGGTTTGTATCCTACACTATCTACTGGTGGACGTGCTATTTTATTATCTACTCCAAACGGTGTAGGCGGGCAATATCATGAAATATACACTAAAGCTGAACGTAAAGAAAACAAGTTTAATAACATAAAGCTAATGTGGGATGTTCACCCTGAAAGAGGTGATGAGTGGTTTAATAGAGAAACCAAAAATATGTCACAAAAGCAAGTTGCGCAAGAGCTTCTTTGTGACTTTGCATCTTCAGGAGATACATTTTTAACTGCAGAAGTATTAGAAAAAATAAGACTAACAACTAAGTCACCTATTGAAAAAAGTGGTCCTGAATATAATGTTTGGTACTGGGAATATCCAATAGAAGGTGTCAATTATATTTGTTCTGCTGATATAGCAAGAGGTGATAGTGGTGATTATTCGGCTTTTCATGTTATTAATACTAAAGATAGTTCTATAGCAGTAGAATACAAAGGTAAAATACCCCCAGATCACTTTGCTTCATTAATTTATGATATATCTAGAAGATTTAATACAGCAGTTATTTGTCCAGAAAACAATGCATATGGATACTCTGTTTTAACAAAGCTTCAAGAGTTAGCATACAAAAATATTTATTTCTCTTCTGAAAAAGAAAAGTATAAGTTTTTATATGGTGACGGTTCAAATATAGGAAAAGCTGGGTTCAATACGAACAAAGATAGTAAAGAGAAAATTCTTGCAAATTTTGAAGAATCTTTAAGAAATAGTAGACTTAAAACTTATTCACAAAGGCTTTTTGAAGAATTAAAAACATTTGTTTGGAACGGTAAAAAAGTTGGTGCAATGAAAGGGTACAATGATGACCTTATTATGTCACTTGCAATAGGCTGTTGGCTTGCTGATAGTAATTCAAACACTTATAATGTTGAGCAAATCAAACAAGCAAACTCTTTATTAAAAGGTATGGAAGTTAACAATACACAAGCAAAAGATACAATAATATCACCTTTTTATACAAATAAACATAATGTAGTAAATCCTTTTGTACCTGTTTTTATGTCAAATGACAGGTTTTCAGGAAAAGAAATTACAAAAAAAAATCCCCTAGGTGATTTATCCTGGCTAGTAGGAAAATAATAAATGGCACAAGAATCAAATTCAACTTTATTTAAAAAATTAACAGACCTTTTTAGATCTGGTCCTGTTGTAAGAAGAAAAGTAAAGAAATTTAAAGGAAACAGTACTTCTAAATCTTCACTTGAAATCTTTAAAAAAGCACATAGTGATGTATATAACAGTACATTATCAGCTTACGGGTCTTACGACAGAATGGCAAGATACTCAGACTTTTCAGAAATGGAAGCTACACCTGAAATCAATTCTGCTCTAGACATTTATGCAGAAGAGTGTGTATCACCAGATGTTGATGGTCAAGTTCTTCACATCAGTTCAGATAACAGGATGATTAAACAAATCCTAGAAGAACTTTTTTATGATGTTCTTAATGTTGACTTTAATCTAGTAATGTGGATTAGAAACCTCTGTAAGTACGGAGACTTTTTTCTGTTTAATGATATTCACCCAGAGTATGGTGTTATTAATTGTTTTCCAATTCCTATTGCTGAAATTGAACGTGAAGAAGGATTTGATCCAGACGATCCAGCTGCAGCGAGATTTAGATGGGTAACTCAAGGAAATAGAGTTTTAGAAAATTGGCAAGTATCACATTTTAGACTTTTAGGCAGCGACGCATTTTTACCATACGGTTCTTCGGTTTTAGAAGGTGCTAGACGTATTTGGCGTCAATTAATTCTTATTGAAGATGCAATGCTTGTTTATAGAGTTATTCGTTCTCCAGAAAGACGTGTATTTTATATTGACGTTGGTAATATTCCTCCAGAAAACGTTGCTGACTACTTAGAGCAAGCACAAACATCACTTAAGCGGAATGCAGTTGTAGATAAGACAACAGGACAAGTAGACTTAAGATACAATCCACTTTCAGTAGATGAAGATTATTTCTTGCCTGTTCGTGGAGGTGATACTGGTACTCGTATTGATACTTTAGCAGGTGGTTCAAACACAACTGCAATTGAAGATGTAGAATATATCCAGAAAAAACTTTTTGCTGCTCTTAAAATCCCTAAAGCATATCTAGGATATGATGAAGACATTGGCGCTAAGGCTACATTAGCGCAAGAAGACATTAGATTTAGTCGTACAATTCAAAGAATTCAAAAGACAATTATTTCTGAATTAAATAAAGTTGCAATGATTCATCTTTATACTCATGGTTATTCTGAAGAAGATTTAATGCAGTTTGAATTAAAACTTAGTAATCCTTCTTCTATTGCACAACAACAAAAACTAGAATTAATTAGAACTAAATTTGAAATATCAGGATCTGCTCCAGAAGGTTTATTAGATAGAGAATGGATTAGAAAAAATATTTTAGATTTAAATGATGATGAAATTGAAAGAATCGAAAGAGGGAAAGAGAAAGATAAACTTAGAGACATGGAACTCGAAGGTGTACAATTACCTAACGATAATCCATTTAGTTTTGGAGATGAAAGTGAAGAAGGTAATGACGAAGGCGGAGGTGATGATAGCGGTGGATTAGGAGGTGGAGATACTGGTGGAGATGCTGGTGGTGGAGACGAAGGCGGAGGAGGTGGCCTTGAAGGATTATTTGCAGGTGAAATAAAAAATGGAAAGATAATGTCTGAAGAAGAGTTATCTGAGTATGACGATTTAATTGAAGAGCTAGATGAAGTCGACGAAGACAAGAAAAATGAAATAGGTAAATCAGGTGCTAAAGTTTCAAAAGAAGGTAGTAGAGGCTCTTACAAGACAAAATCAGCAGGTAACAATCATGATTATAAGACATCAACACATCAAGGAGCATTAACAGCAGGTAAACCGATTACAGTTAAAGACTTAATGGATAGCGTTATGCCACAAAGTCCAGTTGTAGACAGCTTTATTACTAAGAAACTCGGGTATAGAATGTCTAAGTCTCTTGATAGTATGTCTAAACAATTAAATATTAACAGTAGTAAACCTAAAATGTTGAACGAAAGTGACATACTTATAGATGATGATATTTTTGAAAATGAGGAATAAAAATGGCAAAAGTGCATAATAAAAAGAGAAATATCGGCATTATTTATGAGCAAATTATACAATTTGTGTGTAAAAAAATCATGGAAAATGACGAAGTCACTTCTGAAAAAGCCATCAAAATCATTAAAGAGCATTTTGCTGATGGAACACAATTGAGTAAAGAGTATAAACTTTTTAAAGCACTTTCAGACACAAAAGACGTGTCTGGACATCTTGCTAATTCAATTATCTTTGAAGCAAAAAAAGCATGCAATAATATGTTTGATGGAAAAAAACTTGAAAGAGAAAAAAGTAAACTAATTAAAAATCTTAATTACTCTTTTGGAAAAGGTGAGATTTTTAAAGAAAACGTTAAAAACTATAGAATCTATGCTACAATTCAGACTCTATTAAACGAATGGCGAGATCCAGAAAATGCAAGCTTTGACTTGACAACAAAATATGAAATCAAACTTCATGAAAGTTTAACACAAAAAGCTGAAATATTACAAGAAGTAAAAGATATTCCAAGAGTTGATAACTTAACTTATAGTTTAATGAACAATATTTTTGAAAAGAAGTATAGTAATCTTTTGAATAAAAGTCAAAACAGGATTTTAAGCTGTTATGCAAAAAACGATAAAGAGTCTTTAATAGAAAGCTTTTCTACTTTAAAAGAAGAAACTCTAAGTTATTTAAATGATTATATTTCTAATGCTGATAACAAGATTATCTTAGAAAAATATAAAATAGTAAAACAAAATATTACAAACGTCTCTACTGAAAATACCTCTAGAGATAATTTGCAAAGATACTTAACTATTGCAAAACTTAAAGAAGAATTATTAGGAGGCGAGTAATGAATACTCCAAGGCTGATTACAGAGTGGACAAATTTTGAATACGACCCAAGCTTAATTAAAGAACAAAAAGCAATGGGTAAACCTATGATGATGAAAGGTATTCTGCAAAAAGCAGAAACTTTAAATCAAAATGGTCGTGTTTATCCAAAAATTATTCTTGAAAGAGAAATTAGAAACTATCAAAAATTCATCAAAGAAAATAGAGCCTTAGGTGAATTAGATCATCCAGACTCTTCTGTTGTTGAATTAAAAAATTCATCACATATTATCAGAGAAGCACATATAGAAGGCAACATCGTTTATGGTACAGTTGAGATTCTTAATACACCTAGCGGAAAGATTTTGCAATCTTTAGTTGAAAGTGGTGTAACTCTAGGTATTTCTTCACGTGGCGTAGGCAGTACTAAAACACAAGGTAATATGCAAATTGTACAAGATGACTTTCAGCTTATTTGTTGGGACTTTGTAAGTGAGCCTTCAACTCCTGGAGCTTTTATGATGAAAGAAGGAAAAGAAGTAACACCTCAATTTATAAACGAAGTTTTTAACAAATCAGACAGAATAGATAGAATATTTAATGACATATTGGAGTGGAAGTAATGGCAATATCACATATACCAGGATCAATCGGACATAACTTTGTACCAGAATATCAAATTAGTGCTGTACCAAGAGTTGTTGATATATCAACTTCAACTAAAGTAATAGTTAGAAAATCAGACGGCTTAATTGTAGGAACTGCACCTGCTGGAGCTGCAGGGCAAGCTGTAACTTTAAATGCAAGCGGGACAGCAATTGGCGCAGCTGCAATTTTTGCTAATGTAAACTCTCAAGTTGATAATGCATTACACGCTGGAGGAGATTATGTTTCTTTAAAAGTAGTAAAACTAGATAAAGTTTCACAGTGGATTCAAGTGCAAAGTCCAGATAATTCTGCTATGCGTTTAGCATTTTCTAGAAAAGATGCTGCAAACGGAAATCTAGTTGTTATAAATCAAGATACTGATTCATACCCACTTAGACTAAGATGTGTCAATATTTATTTACCAGATTCAATAACTGCAGGAATAATTTTAGCAGGCCTTACTGTAATAGATAGAAAAGAATTTGATAATATAGTTGAAAAGTTTAGTGGCGACGATATTACAGTCAGCGTATAGGAAAAACAATGGCAAAAGTAACAAAAGAATTATTAAAGGAAATAGTAAAAGAGTGTCTTGTTGAGATTCTTGCAGAAGGTATAACAGGCGGAAATGTTGAATCGTTAAGCGAAAGCATTGAAACGCATATACCTCAAAAAAGACAGAAAAGAAATACACAATCTCGTTTAATGAAAAACATACTTCCTCCAAAAGAAAAAGTAAGAAATGAAAGTTTTGAAAAGAAGTTAAACGAAACTATTTCTCAAACAACAAAAGACCCAGTAATGGCTGCAATTTTAGCAGACACAGCGAAAACTACATTACAAGAACAGAATGGTGCAGACTCAGCAAATAGATTCGCTGCGAGGCCAACTGATGATGCATCACAAATTGTTGCAAATACAGATCCGACAGAATTGTTTGCAGAATCAGCTTCTAATTGGGCACAGCTAGCTTTTTCTGATCGTAATAGGTAATTTATCATAGACACGATAAAAATTTAACTGACAGTCATATAATTATTATTAGACACAAACTAATTAAGTATATGGAGTTAACAACATGTCTAATAGAAAACTTACCCCTAACGTTTTAAGAAAAATTATTGCTGAAGAGCGTGCACGTTTAAATGAGACTTTAGAAATGGGACTAAAACATCCTTCAGAGGCACCTAAAAGAACTCGTGAAGTTGATGCTGATAAATATGCTAGCTCTTTAGAACAGTGCTGCAACTGGTATCAAATGTGTAAACTAAAAGAATCAAAGCTTGAAAGAGAATTACAACTTGTTAAAGAAGCAAAGAAAAGACTTAAAACAAGAATTCTCAAAAGTGTAAAATAAGCATATTTATTATTATAACCAACAGGAGTATTAAAAATGGCAAGAGACGAATTTGGTGCAAGAAATGCTACCCTTTCTATAAACCAGCAAACTTTATCGCAAAGAGAAAAAACTCAAGATAGATTTAACGGTAAAGGTGTAGGATCTTCAAATGATAGAAAACTTTTCCCTAATAGTCCTATTGGTTATGATGCTGAACATAACGGGTTAACTAATAGAGAAAGTCAATTAGATGTATACTCAGAATATGCAGCAACAATTGATAATAACGAAAAAGTTCAAGGTTTTGGCTTTTCAAATATTGATTATGCACATATGAATTACAATCACCCAGATAACCCTTTATTAGAAAATATTGATGCTCTAACTACAGGTGAAGCTAATAGTGATGAAGTACCTAGAAGAGCTTATAGAGGATTTCCAGATCTTTCAGTTGATCAAGATGCTATCAACAATCCTTCACTAGGACAAGACAGCGAACCTCAATCTTCTCTTAGCTTATTACCTGACGGTGCATCATATGGGCATGAGACAGATCAATATCGACAAAAAGTAAGTGAATCAACAAGTACTATGTTAGGTAGACATGTTGAAGGTCAAAGAGGCAACGGTGACTCTGATACGCTTGGTAAATACTTTACAAAACATTACACAGAAGAATAAAAGGACTAAACATGTCTATTAATATACCTTTAAAAAAGTCAAAAGATAGTGATGCACAACGTCAAGGGCTTGTCGGTTATGATGCACAAAAAATTTACAGTGCAGATGAACAAAAAAATGCAGAAAGAGTTAAAGATATTTTTGACAATGCTTACACTAGCTTATCTGCACAAGAGATTGCTGATAACATGAGATCTAGATTGAGCAATGATGACTATAATCCAGACTTTCCTTCAAACTCTATAGCTTATGATTATCAAGTTGAAAAAAACAACGTTAGATCTGATGATTTATTTAATGTTGATTCTGGCGAAAAAAGATTAGCACCAAATGTTTCTTTTCCAAGCAACAAAGAAGTAAGTTCCTACGAAAACCCTTTTGTTAGCAGAACTAGTAAAGGTGGCTTTGGAAATGATAAATTTGAAAATTCTCTTCATGCTGAAAATGTTGAAGGCGAACTTGATAGTTTAGAAATCTTAACAAAATATACAGAATAAGAATTGAAATATTAAATGTCTGGATTTTATCAAGGAACACTAAGCGGCCCAGGATCTGGTTTTGCAACAGGTGACACTCGAAGAGGTCTCGGTTATGCTAAATCTACAGGTGACGATAAATCTACAGGTGACAGTAAATCTGGGCTAGGTGGTAACTGGGACATGGGTGATGCTTTAAGTTCTCCTATTGGACCTTACGATGATGTAAAAAATAGAATGTTTCCCGAACAAGGTGAAGACGAAGATTTGTCATATGACGAAATATTGTTTTACGCAAAGCAATCAAATGCTGTAGGCGGGAAAAATAATTTTGACATAGACTCGTATTCACATTATTCCAAACATGATATAGGAAGTTTTGTGCCTCACGCAAATACAGCAGCTGCAGTTCTTGCACAAGGATATAATAGAGGTAATGAAAAAATATTAAGAGAATTTATTAGAGAATCTCTAAGCGAAGTAACGTCAATGAGTGTTAGAGTAATGGTTAAAGGGAGCTTGGGAGACACTTACAAAAGTAGCACTGCTAATACATCAAATGTTAATAGAATGGGCCACAAAACTACTGATATAAAC